TTTCCGGCTATGTTGGTGCTCAAGCTGTAATTAGTGGGATTATCAAGCTGTTTACACTGCTTAGAGAAGGTGCAGGTGATATCGTTAAGTTTGAGTTTGCCAACAGTAATCTTGCAGCTATTTTAGGTACGACTTCTGATAAAATAAAAGATTTAACTGCGGATGCGCAACGATTGGGTGCAACAACTAAATATACAGCATCTCAGGCAACAGAACTACAGATAGAACTAGCCAAATTGGGATTTACAAAAAAAGAAATTCTTGATTCGACAAGTGCTATATTGAGATTTGCACAAGCTACCGGTGCCGAATTGTCCGAAGCTGCCGCTTTATCAGGCGCAGCATTGAGAATGTTCAATGCCGATACAAAAGATACAGAACAGTATGTTTCGGCAATGGCTATTGCTACTTCCAAAAGTGCATTATCGTTCTCTTATCTGGCTACTGCATTACCTATTGTGGGGCCTGTTGCAAAGGCGTTCAACTTTACTATTGAAGATACTTTGGCATTACTTGGAAAACTGGCTGATGCTGGTTTTGATGCATCAATGTCTGCAACTGCTACAAGAAATATCCTCTTAAATCTTGCGGATGGATCAGGAAAGCTTGCTCAAGCTCTTGGTAAACCGGTTAAAACACTACCTGAACTCGTGGCTGGACTCTTGAAGCTAAAAGAACAAGGTGTTGACTTGAATACAACTCTTGAACTTACAGATAAACGTAGTGTTGCTGCTTTCAACGCTTTCCTTACGTCTGCTGATAAGATACTTCCTTTGAGAAACCAGATAACAGGGGTAGAAAGTGAGCTGGCTGATATGGCTCATACAATGGGGGATAATGTACAAGGCGCATTGGCTAATTTATCTTCTGCCTGGGAAGCATTCATGCTATCTTTTTCTAATACAACTGGACCTGCAAAAGAATTTTTAAATTGGATGGCAGATAAATTTCGTAGTATTGCCAATGATTTAAAATCACCAGAAGAAAAGATAGGGCAAATTGAAACAGATTTTAGAGAAATGGCAAAGAAAAGAGCTAACTCAAAAATCTTGGATGCAGAAAAGGAATTTAATGCTGCATATAAAAAACTTCGTGAAGCTGGTGATACAGAAGAACAGGCTCGTACAAAAGCTGTAATACAGTTGAGTAGTAAAAGAATTGAAATTACAGCTCAAGAACGGGCGGAAGTTGAGAAGTTGAAAAAAGGAGCTCAATATTCGACATTTGAATTTGAAAATATGTCCAAATTCAAAAATGCTGCTGCGCTTATGTTTGGTCTTTAGTCGAAAGCGAAGAATTTAATTCTGGTATAGATAAAATAATTAATAGGTATAACAAAGTTACCGTAGACGATGATACAAATGAAACCAAAACACTTACAGATAAAGAAAAGCGTGAATTAGAGAAAGCTGCTGCAGAGAAACTGAAAATTCAACAGACTTATCAGGATTCCGTACTTGATTTGATGAATGAGGGCTTAGATAAAGAATTGAAAAAGATTGGTCTTGATTATTCAAAAAAGATCACCGCAGTTAAAGGATATAGTAAAGAGGAAATTGCCACCCGTGAGAATCTGGCTAAAGAGATGCAAAATGCGGTAAATCGCTTTACGATCCAGTATAATGCCAACCGTGAAAAGCAAGACATAGCCAATTCTCTTGAAGTAGTTCAGAAGGGCTCAAAGGAAGAACTTGCATTGAAGCTTCGGCAACTGGATTTACGGCGTGAAGCTGAGATTGATGCAGCAGAAAAAACTGGTGAAGATGTCTTCGCCATAGACCAGAAGTTTGCCAGTAAGAAGCAACAGATACTTGAAGAGAATGCAGCTTATCAAGTACAACTCATTGCAGAAAATACGGCTGCCGAACAGATTGTTCGTGACCAGCAGTATCAAACTGATATGCTTGCTTTAAAAAAGCAGTTGGCAGAAAGGCAAATAACGCAGAAGGAATTTGCCGAACGAGAATATCTACTTACTTTGGATTATGTTCAGAAAACCAATGAGGCGGCTATTGATGCTTTGGAACTGGAACTTCAGGCTGATAATCTCAGTGCTGAGGACAGGAAAAAGATTGCTGAGGAACTCCAAAGATTAAAGGCAGAATTTGCTCAGAAAGAGGCTGAGGCGGAGATTTCAGCGATAGAGAAAGTGGCTAAAGCTGATGACAAGGCACATAAAGATAGAATGCGTAGCCTGCAAAATTGGTTGCAGACAGCTCAACAGGCAATAGGAAATATTGGAGAGCTCATTGCAACTGTTTACGATGGCCAGATAACCAAGATTGAAGATGAGCAGGACGCTAACGATGAAGCTTATGATCGTGATATTGAACGTATCGAGAAACAAGTGGAATATGGCGTTCTCTCCGAGGAAGAAGCGGAAATAAGGAAACGTGCTGCAAAGGAAAAGACTGAGGCTAAGAATCGTGAATTGGAGAAGAAAAAACAGGATCTTGCCAGAAAGCAGGCTATTTGGGATAAAGCTACAAGTATTGCACAAGCAGGTATCGCCACAGCGTTAGCGATTACTAAATCATTGCCTAATTTTGTGTTGGCGGCCATTGTTGGAGCTATGGGAGCTATTCAAGTTGCCACTATTGCCGCTACCCCTATACCATCATACGCTGAGGGTACGAAAAATAGCGCTCATCCCGGGGGAAAAGCTCTTGTAGGTGATGCCGGAAAGCGTGAAGTTGTCATGTATAAGGGACTTGCGTGGATTACCCCGGACACTCCCATGCTTGTTGATTTGCCTAAAGGTGCTCAGGTATTCCCTGATGTTAATGATTTCGGTCCCATTGACTGGCAGAAGGACAGCTTTTCTCCTATGTTCTCTTTCCTGGGAAATACTGATAAAGGAAGTGCTACTACTGTCTATAACGATTATTCCGGCCTTGAGCGTCGTATGGATATGACGAACAATCTGCTTATGAAATCAATGAAACAGCGTAGGAGAGAGGCTTACAATAGGGAGTTTGACTTATATATATTGAACAAATTATGAAATCAAGATTAAACGAAATAACATTAGCGCAGTTTATTGAACTGTTATGTGGAAATTACCTTGTGTTATCAGATGGCGATGAGGTTAAAGAAAACGAGTTGCAAGAATGTGCCCGTTCGTTAATTGCTTCATACCGATTTATTGCTGACAAGCCTGGAATGAGGGCTTTAATAGCGGATAAAGAGGAATCTGTGAAATCAAAGATGAAAGTCTTCTTTCTTCGTATCTGTAATATGCTTGTGTTGCAGGGAGAATTCGCGGATATACGTTCCTTACTTGTTATGATTGATGAGGATGTTTCCGGTGTGAACGATGACAATCTAAAAGATAGAGTTGCTGATTTGCTGAGATATGCTACCTTTGAACAGCATCGTAATGAGGAAGTAAATGCAGATCCGGAGAAAACTAAAGAGAAGTCTTCGCCAGATGATATACGTTCTTATTATGACTCAGAAATTGCATTTATTATGACATACATCAAAATGCACATTGATATGCATCAGATTAATGCTGCTGTGTATGCCAATATTGTAAACCAAGTGAATGTTGACATAATGAATAAGAGGGGAACATTTAGATAGTATAAATATTTTTTTTAATGCTATCAGACTTTTGATGAACTCATTAGTAATTCTTTTTACGAACTACTAATGAGTTTTCTTATGCAAAAAACAAGCATTAAATGCGGCATTGACCATTTAGGTTATTGCAAGCTGTTACAAAAACTAAACTCTATTGAGAGTAAATGTAATCGGATAATTCTTGAGTTATCCGAAGTAAAGAACCTTGTTCCCTCCAAACCTTCCGTTGATAGACTCATAGAGTCTTTGGAGCAGTCTGCCAATGATTTGTATGAGCAGAGTGTCAGGCAGCGAGAACTTGTCGAACAAAGCATAGCTGGTGAAGTTACCATGCGTATCGTGAGGAGGAATGAGTATGGACTTTGAGAAGGAAATAGCTTTGATTTATCCTTGGATCGTAAAGGTTGCAAGAAAGTATTGTTGGTCTATGCAAGATGCAGAAGATCTTGCAAATGATACAGTTTATAAAGCCTTGTTGAATAAGGATAAGTTTGAGATTGGTAGACCTTTGAAGCCTTGGTGTGAAGTGATCATGCAAAACACTTATATAACCAACTACAACCGCAAGTCCATCATTCGCTTTGTTGACTATGATGATGTCTGTCAAGTTGTATCTTTACGCTTGGCATCAGAAGGGACTTTATTTCATGAAATCTTATCGATAATCCGGCGATGTGCCTTCAAATCATGTTGCATAGAGTGTGTCTTATTATATGCTAAAGGTTACTCGTATGATGAGATAGGCCAGTTGCTCAATATTCCTGTTACAACGGTACGCAGTCGCATATCTTTTGGTAGGGA